GATTAAATAATATGGTTGAAACATTCCAAAATGAAATACAAGTTAAAAATGGAAGTGGTCGAGCGTATAGAATAGCTGCTAAGGCTGGTACGGCTGATGGAGGTAGAAATAGTTGCAGTATATTTGATGAGGTACACGAATTTAACAATATTAACTTAGAGCGAGTCCATTACGTTTTAGCAAACAATACTGCTAAAAGACGTGATGGAATAGTTGTTAATATATCTACAGCTGGCCATGATCTTGACAGTTTAATGGGCAGACTTTATCAAAGAGGTATGATGAAAGAAGCTGGTAAAGCAGAAGATCCAGAATTTTATTTTAAATGGTATGGTGCTAAAGATACTGACAACCCTAAAGATGAAGAGGTATGGAAAAAAGTAAATCCAGCAATTGAAAATGATTGGTGGCCTATTGAAAATTTACGAAGACGTTTTAAATCACTCCCGGTTAATGAATTTCAAAGATACCATTTAAATCAATGGACAAGAATTGAGGAACAAAGTTGGATTAGTGCAGAACAATGGGATAGTTGCGAAAATAAAGATATGGATCTTCTTCAGGGTGCAGAAACATTTGTAGGAATTGATATGGCTTTACGTCATGATACTTGCGCTGTTACTTATGGCCAAAAAGATGAAAATGGAGTTGTAAGAGTTAAATCACAAATATGGCATCCTCAAGGTGAAAATTATTTAGATGTACAGGAAATAGAAGCATTTATTGTTAAATTAGCTACTAAATATAAATTAATAGAAGTTGCCTACGATCCAGCGTTTATGGAACGTACAGCTCAAGTACTATTAGACAGAGGAATTAATATGGTTAATTTTCCTCAAACGCATTCAAGAATGATTCCAGCTTGTGGCAATGCTTATGAAATGATAGCTAATAATAAAGTAATTCATGAAGGTGATCCTGAGTTTACGGATCAAGTTTTAAGCGCTGCGCAAAAAGTAACCGACATGGGTTGGCGTTTGAGTAAAGGTAGGTCGAAAAGAAAAATTGATAGTACTATAGCTATGGTTATGATGTTAGATAGAATTACCGCCCCTGAGCCTAAAGACAATAATCCAGAAGTAGCTATTATAAATTTATGATTAGTGTAATAACAACTATAGTGGAAGTGCTAGGAGCTAGCCTTATAATTTATGGTGTATATACATTTAATACAAGTCTGGCTTTTATTGTAGCTGGAGCATTTTTAATTGTAGGAAGTTATTTAGTTAGTAGATGAGTTTATTTAATAAAAAAGAAAATAGAGATGCAGCCTTAGGCAATTTAGTTGATCTTTTAGCTTTAAGAGAAGGTGGCCTAACAAATAATACTGGAGAAAAAGTTAATGAAATGTCAGCTTTGGGCATTTCAACAGTATTCAGTGCTATATCTTTAATAGCTGATAGTATATCGTTATTACCTGTTAAAACTTTAAGATATGAGGGTCAAAAAACAATATTTACAGAAAAACCAAAGTTTTTAGAAAAACCAAATATAGGCCTTGATCTTTCTATGTTTTCATTAATTCATCAAACAATAACATCAATGGCAATGCACGGAAATGCGTTTATATTAGTTGATAAAGACAGACAAGGAAGACCTATTCAATTAACACCAGTACACCCCGAAAAAGTTAAGGTAGAAATGTTAAGTGGAGAAAAAGTTTATTATTTGCAAACGGCTAGCAGTAAACAATATGATAGAAAAATAACAAAAAATAATATGATTCATTTTATTTGGTATAGTTATCCGGGTGATCTTATAGGGGTAAGTCCTTTAAGAACTAATGCAAATACTTATGGGCTTGCGTTAGCTATGGAAAGACATATAAGCCAGTTTTATGGTCAAGGAGGAACTCCTAGTTCAGTATTAGAAACAGATAGAGATTTAACAGCCGAGCAAGCTAAAACATTAAAAGAAACTTGGTTAACAAATCATAATAGAAATAGAAAACCTGCCGTACTAACAGGTGGACTTAAATGGAAAGCCATAAGCGCTTCAGCAGGAAGTGAGCTTATAGAAGCAAGAAATCAAATAGTACACGAAATAGCTAGAGTGTTTAGAATACCAGCACATTTATTATTATCTAAAGACGGATCAAATGTATATTCAAATATTGAAAGTAATGGCTTAGCTTTTATTCGCCATACACTTTTGCCGTGGATTCGAAGAATAGAGGACGGTTTTTCGTCATTGCTGCCAGGAAAACAATTTGTAAGACTTGACACAGATGAATATGCAAGAGGAGATCAATTGAGCCGCGTAAGATCATTTCAAGTTGCAATAAGTTCAGGTGTTATGACTCCAAACGAAGCAAGAGCTAAAATGGAGTTAGAGCCTTATGAAGGTGGCGATAAATTTTATATAGGTTTACAAGGTGCTTTAATTGACCCTACATTGCCCGCTCAAGGAGTAGATGAGCATGACCCAACAAATGAGTTATTAAATGATTAGTGAAAGTATCGCAGTAAACGACGTAACAGTAACAAAAATTATAAATAGTGTTAATTTTCATCAAGAAGTATATATTCACAACGAACACGGGTCATCTATATATTTAGGTGGTTCTGATGTTACAATTAACTCAGGTTTTGAATTATCAAATAATGCTTCAACTACAATGCGTATTCCACAAGACAATGAATTGTATTGTATTGGTTCAAGCGCAAGTGGAAATGTAATAGTAGTAAGGCCTGACTAATGCCATATTCAATTATTCATAATCATCCCGACTGCCCAAAAGAAAGTGGCGAATCTGGTAAAGATCAAGTTGGAGGCCATGCTGTTGTTAAAGATTCCGACAATGAATTAATGGGATGTCATAAAACTCATAAATCAGCAATGGACCAAATAACTGCTTTAAATATAGCAGAAGCCGAAATGAAGTCTAAAGAAAATCAAATTGAACTAAGAGAGGTTGATAGAAAACCCCCTGAGTTTATGAAAAAAAATGCGCAGCGAGGTTTGGACAATATTAGAAAGGCTGGGCCTGGATTAACAGAAAAAACAAAAAGAGAAGCAAGATCTATGGCTGCAGGTGAGCCTATATCAATTTCAAAAATAGTTCGTATAGCCGCTTGGCATAAACGACATATAGTTGACCTTGATCGAGAAAAAACTAGTCCCAACGATCCTGACACCTGGAGATATTCAGACGTAGCATTTTTACTTTGGGGATCCAATCCCTGGACTAATCCTATGCAGGCTGCAGATTGGGCTGATAGAAAAATAGCTCAATTAGTTAAAGAAGGCGAACTTGAGCCTAGAAATGATCCATCAACACCAGCGCCTAAAAAAGATCAAATAAAAGGAAGCGGCAAAAATAAAAAAGGGTCTGCTAGTGGTAAAAAAGGATCAATTAAATTTAGTGAAGGTACAGAAACAGCTATTAAAAACAGAGTTAAAGAACATAACGAAGAAGTGGCTGGAATGGCATCATGGAGAAAATTAAAAACATCATCGGCAAAAGCAGTTGTTAGGAGAGGTTTTGGTGCTTTTAGTTCTTCGCATAGGCCTGGAGTTAGCAGACAAGCTTGGGGTTTAGCTAGATTAAAAGCTTTTAGTTATTTGTTAAAAAATGATAAACCTAAAAATCCAAATTATAGGTCAGATAATGATTTGTTACCAAAAGAACATCCGAGATATACTGCAAAAAAAGAAGAAAAAATGAGCGGTCAGCATATCGATGTATTCGATCGGGCTGTAGCAATGTCACAAACAATTGAAAAGCTAAAGAGTATTACTAATATAAATAACATGGAAAAACAAACTGAAAATAGAAGTTTTACATTTGCAGCAGTTGAAGAAAGAAATAACGACGATAAAAATACGTTATTATTTACAGGCTATGCTTCAGTATTCGATAAGCCTTATGGTGTAAGAGATAGCAAAGGCCAATACAACGAAACAATTAAACAAGGTGCCTTCAAAAAAACATTAAAAGAGCAAGATGATGTAAGATTTTTAGTTAATCATGATGGTATTCCATTAGCTAGAACATCATCCGGAACTTTAAAATTAGAAGAAGATGATTACGGTTTATTTGTTAGAGCAGAACTAGATCCAAATAATCCAACTGTAGCCGAAGTAGCAAGCGCAATGAAGCGCGGAGATTTAAATGAAATGTCTTTTGCTTTTGCAGCAATAAAAGATAATTTTGACAACTCTGGAGAAAATAGAGAAGTAAATGAAGCAAGACTATTTGACGTTAGCGTTGTAACTTACCCTGCAAACCCGTGGGCTGGCGCTAAGTTAAGAGGTGTTGATATAGATAACTTACACAAAGAATTAGTCGAAGCAAGAACTGGTGAACAAGCAAAAGAAATTTTAGAAGGTTTTATTGATAAAGTTGCAGATAGCAATGAAGTTAATAAAAAGCGAAGCAATCCAAAAGTTGAATTATTAAAAATGAAACTTGAAAGAGATGGCATTCGTTAAAGACGTGTAGCCGAGTTTAAAGACCGTATATTATACATCTATCAAGCTCACTCTGCGCAGAAGTATAAGAATAGAAACATAAAGAAGGATAACTACATTGAAAAAATTAATTGAAGCTAGAGATTCAAAAGTAGCTGAATTAGATGGCCTTGTAGCTGAGCTTGATGAAATGGATGCAGGTAAAGAATTTGATACCAAATTTGCGAGATCAAATGAGTTGCATACAGAAGTAAAAGAGCTTAACGATAAAATCGAGGAAGCTAGAGAAGCCGCAGAAACTCTTAAAGCAGTTAAAGAAAGTAGACAAGAGCTTAATGTTGAAGATGAAGACTTAGGCGATAAAGAAGCTATTGTTGAAATCAACGAGCCAAATATGTATAGAAAAGGTGGAGATCACTCTTTCATTGCAGACGCTTGGAGATCAAAACAAGGTGACTATAAAGCACAAGAAAGAATCGGAAGACATCAAGAGCATGAGTCTCGAGATATTGGTACAGGAGCATTCACAGGATTGGTCGTGCCTCAATATTTAGTAGATGAGTTTGCACCTATTGCAAGAGCTGGATCACCATTATATAATGCTGTTCCTAAAAAACCTCTTCCTGAATTCGGAATGAAAGTGGAAGTTTCAAGAATGACAACTGGGTCAACCGCTGCTGAACAAGCAAGCGAAAACGCAGCCGTTTCAGAAACTAACATGGACGATACATTATTAACAGTTAATGTTGATACTGTAGCCGGTCAGCAAGACGTTTCAAGACAAGCTCTTGAAAGAGGTGGACAACCTGGTTTCAGTCTTGAAAACATTATTTTTCAAGATTTAGTTTCAGCATACTATACAAAATTAGATAACTTGATGATCAATGGCTCTGGAAGTTCCGGACAGCCAAAGGGAATTTCTCAAGTTGCAGGAATAAATACAACAACATATACAGACGCAAGTCCAACTGTTGCTGAACTTTATCCTAAGCTTGCAGATGCAGTTCAAGAAATCAATTCAAATAGATTTGCACCAGCAACAGCTATTATTATGCACCCTAGAAGGTGGGGATTCCTCACCGCTGGAGTGGACACAACTAATCGTCCATTAGTGTTACCGGCTGGCAACAATACAGATAATGCTATCGGTGTTGGTGAAGCTGCTGCTTATGGTCAAGTAGTTGGAAGCGTTATGGGATTACCAGTAATCACAGATGCTAACATCAGAACTGACTTGGGCGCTGGAACTGAAGACGCTATTTATATAGTTAAAGCAGATGATATGAT